TTCCGATCTTCCGGAGCTGTCCGCGACGAAAATCAAATGATTCAGCATTATAGAGCAATGGCTCTGTATCCTGAAGTGGATGCCGCAATTGAAGACATCACAAACGAAGCAATTGTGATGGATCAAGATCGAAAGCCAATAAAGTTAAATTTGGATCACGTGAATCTGTCAGAAACAATTAAAACAAAAATTTATTCTGAATACAACCATCTATTACGCTTGATGGATTTTTCAAATAAAGCTCCAGATATTTTTAGAAAATGGTATATTGATTCCAAAGTATTTTATTATAAAAAAATTGATAAAAATGATATTCGTAAAGGAATCGTTGAATTAGTTCCTATTGATCCTATTAAAATAAAGAAAATTAGAAAAATAGAAAAAGATAAAGCTGTATGGGGTGGCATGGCTCCTTTTTCTCCTGTAAAAAATATTAGAGAATATTTTATATACCAAGACACAGATAAAGACTCTGCGTTTCCAACAACAACAGCTGGATGGAAGATATCACCAGATACTGTGTCTTATGTTCACTCTGGTATTGTTGATTCTGCAACTCGTCGTGTTGTTGGGTATCTACAAAAAGCAGTAAGACCATTAAATCTTCTTCGTCAAATTGAAGACGCTGTTGCAATCTACCGCATTTCTCGTGCGCCAGAACGACGTATTTTTTACGTGGACGTAGGTAATCTTCCCAAGCAAAAAGCAGAACAATACCTTCGTGAGATTATGAACAGGTATCGTAATAAAGTTATTTACGATCCTAGTACTGGTCTAATTAAAGACGAACGCAACCACATGAGTATGCTTGAAGACTACTGGATGCCTCGACGTGAAGGTGGTCGAGGTACTGAAATTAGTACTTTAGATGGTGGTCAAAATCTTGGTCAGATGGAAGATGTAATGTATCTGCAACAAAAGTTGTATCGAGCTCTTGGTGTTCCATTATCCAGAATGATGCCAGATAGTGGTTTTAATATGGGCCGATCTGCAGAAATTACTCGTGATGAAGTAAAGTTTAATAAGTTTATCGATAGATTACGACAAAAATTTAGTTCTTTGTTTGTTGATATCTTAAAGACTCAAGTTCTACTAAAAGGCATAATGACTGAAGACGATTGGAATCGTATCAGTCAAGACATCACCTTTAGATTCAACAATGATTCTTACTTTACCGAGCTTAAGAATAATGACATCTTAAGAGAACGAATAGACATTATTGCTGCAGTAACTCCGTTTATAGGTAGATTCTTCTCTGAAGAATACGTTCGGAAGAATTTATTGCATCAATCAGAAGAAGAAATGCTTGAGATTAACGCTCAAATAAATAGAGAACAACAACGACAAATGGAAGCCCAAGAACAACAAATGTATCAACAAATGTTAAGTGGCGAGACTCCAGAAGAAGAAAATCCAGAAGAACAAGAACAAGAAGAAGGACCCCCACAATGAACGCCACAAAAAAAATAATTGAATTTGTTCTTCATGGTAATCCCGACAAGTTTAAAACTGTTTTAAAAGAAGAAATAACTAATCGAGCAACCGATATTCTTCATAATTTATACTTGTCGGAAACCCAACAGTTATTAAAGGTAGTTCCTGAACTTCCATCAGAAGTAAAAGAATCTGTTATTTCGACACCTAATACCCCTAATTTTTATCCTGAAAAGATTTACCAATTAAAAGACGGAAATGTAGGCATATTAGATGGAAATGAACGAGATTTAGTTAGTAAACTTTACGAAAATCTAAATAATGATAATAAAGAAAGAATGGTTAAACTATTATCAGAATCTCAAGAATCTTTTAATAGAGTACTCAAACTAGCTCGCTTAGAAGAATCAAAAAGGACAAACAAATGAGCAACGAAAAAATTAATTCATTTATAAAAATGGTGATTGAAGAAAATCTTGTACAAGCCCAAAGCACTTTAAAAGAGTACTTGAACGACAAACTAACCGATATTCTTCAAGAAAAGTATGAAGATTACGCTCCCACCATTTTTGAAGATCTAGATCCTGTTGGTGAAGAAGACGAAGACGTTAATAATGACGGCAAAGTTGACAAAACCGACAAGTACCTAAAGAACCGCCGCGATGCTATTGGTAAAGCTATTGGAGGAGAAGATGAGGATGAAGCCGAGGACGAGGAGCAATCTGAGGAAGAAGAAGAAGGTGAGTCCGAAGACGAAGATAGCGAGGAAGACGGCGAGGAAACTGAGGAAGATGAAGAGGACGAAGAATGAAACTAATAACAGAGACAGTTGAAGAAGTACAATTTTTAACCGAATCTGATGCAAACGGAAACAAGACCTACTTTATTGAAGGTCCTTTCATGCAGGCTGATACACTTAATCGTAATAAGAGAGTGTATCCAAAAAATATTTTATTAAACGAAGTTGCTCGTTACGATCGTGAATACGTTCAAAACAATCGAGCATTTGGTGAACTTAACCATCCGTCTGGCCCAACTGTAAATCTTGATCGTGTATCACACATTATCAAAGAGTTTAACACCAACGGAAAAGACGTTTACGGTAAAGCAAAAATCATGGAAACGCCCATGGGCAAAATTGTCAAGAATCTTATTGACGAAGGTGCTCGTCTTGGTGTGTCTAGCCGTGGTATGGGTTCATTAAAATCACGTAATGGCTATAATGAAGTTCAACCAGACTTCATGCTTTCTGCTGTTGATATTGTTGCTGATCCTTCTGCTCCTGGTGCGTTTGTTAACGGCATCATGGAAGGTAAAGAGTGGATCTGGAACAACGGTATCCTAGAAGAAAAGTATATTGAAGAGTATCAAAAAGAAATTAAACAAACCAGTAGTCGCAACTTAGAATCAAAAGCACTAAAGCTATTTGAAGATTTTTTAAGGAAGATCTAATGAAAATTTCTCTTTCAAATTTAGTTCGTTTGCAAGAAGCTGTTGCTTCTCCTTTTGAAGCTCCTCCAGAACCAGATCAAACTGGCGATGATGAGAAGAAAAGGAAAGATGAAGAGCTAAAAACTAATTTTGATAAAACGGTTCTTAATGTTGCTGACAAAACTGGAGGATACGTTGACCCAAGAGTTGCACAGAGTCAAATGTCTTCAGAAGAACTTGGTGCAAATTTAGATCGTTGGTCAGAAAAAGCAAAATTAACAGGAACTAATATTGCTACTATTCGTGCAGAAGAAATTAATGCTGCTGTCAAAGCAGATAAAGAACGAGCACAAAAACAAGAAGAAGAAAAACGTCAACAAAACGACATAACTCGATTTGAAACCAATGTTCGCAATGTTAGCGCAGTAGAAAAATCATTTACTGGTCAAGACGTATCGCCAACCAAATATCTAACGCCAAACCGGGTTCCAGATTGGAGCCGAACAATGAATGAGTTCGGTGAAGCCACGGATAAATTACTACGTAAAGGTTACGGCAAAAAAGATCCAAATACTGGACATATGGTTTTAGGTTTGAATCCTACTAATCCCCAGCACGCACAAACAATGAAAGAAACTGTATTTGAAGTGCGTGAAGAAAAGGCCGACAAACGAATTAAAGAAATTGAAGACTACAATAAACTTGTTACTACTTTAAAAACTTTAAATCCTAGCGGTAGTTATGATAATCTAAAAGAATTTGATCCTAAACAATTTTATCAAGAGCTAGGCACTGGTAGACAAGATGATAATAAAAAAGAAATTACATATAGAACATTAAAAACTGATACTGATAAAAAAATACTTGACAGTTTTAGTGCTTCACAAACTGCAGCTAGACAAGAAATGGCTAAAATAAAGGAAGCGGAAAAAGCAGCAAAGGCTGCGGCAGCTCCTTCTCCTTCAGCAGCCCCTGCACCTGCAAAAAGCCCAACAAACACTCAACCTGGTCAAGCACCTGCAAATAAACCAACTGGCCAACCTGCTAGTAAACCCACCGGGCAACCTGCTACCAAACCAGCAACACAACCAGCCGGAACTTCATCAGGAACTTCCACAACAACACAACCACAATCTGGAGCGTTTGGTGGTGGCGGTACTACCACAAATACTGGTGGTGGATTCAGCACACAAGCATCAGCAAACTATTCTACTGGTACTCCCGGTGTTGTATCAACTCCAGAACTATTAGCCGCAAATCTTGGTGCTTTTAGCTTTGGTACTCCGGGAGCAAACGCAAAACAATTAGCCAGTTTGATGTACAAATCACAAACAACAAATTCTTCTGGTGATAAAAAAGAAACTAAAGAAACTGGTATTAGCAGCACTTCAACCGAATACGCTTCAGCTTATTCAGAAAAAGACAGCAAAAAAAATAAAGAAGCTGCCCCAACAAGCAGAGGTGCACTTAGACCTGTAGGCGTCAAAGGTAATAAAGGTTACGAATCACAACTAATACGTCTTTCAGAATCTGTTCGATTCCAATCCGGAGAAATGTGTTCACTCAATGAAAAACGTGCAATGACTCCTGCTCAAGCAAGCGTGCTTCCCGGTGGTGGTATGTTGGCAGATATTGATATGAATGGTATTGATCTACCAAAAGGAATAATGGATACTCTTAAAGGTGCTTACAAGTCAGTAGCAGACTTTGGTTCAAAGGCCACAAAAACTGCCGCAAGCATTGCAATGGTTCCGCCCAAGATGAGATTTGCAACCAGAGTACAAGACGTTGGTTTAACACCTAAGAGTGCAAGATCCACCGCACAATATTTTGCATCAGCACCCGGCATGGTTGCTGCACTAGCAAACCTTGCAGGCGATAAACAATTTGCTGCTAGTGTTGCTGGAGCAAGCTTATTGAAAGCTGCTGGAGCAGGCCGTTTAGGTAAATACGGAAGCAAATTGGGACCAGTAGGAAAACTGTTTGGCGGAAGTGAAGTTGTTTCTGGCCGAATAGGTAGAGATATTGCGTCCATGATTGATATTAGAATTCCTGGTATGGTTGATCCGGATGATATTGGCAGTACAGGTAAAAAATAACTAAAAAGCGTAATTTTAGTAAAATATTAAATTTTATAAATAAAGATAGTTTAGGGGAACAATATGGCAGAACAACAAAAACAAGCAATGAAATTTCCGACTTTAATCGA